AGTCGGTAGTGTGCTGGTGCGTAAAAGAACTCTCCGTCAATATCGTCCCGTCTGAACTCTTCCCTTGCCCTGTCCCAAAACTCTCTGTCCGTCTTGGCATCCATACGCCTTGTCTGTGACCAAAGGTATGTGTAGAACTTCATGGTTGCGAGTTCTTTGTCGAGACCGAGATTCTTTTCTTTATTCCATCTCGACATTTCCTCGTACTGTTCAAAAAGTCCGAATACCCTGTTGTCTGTCGCAGTACCGCTATTGGGATTGTCCGTGCAGTAGAAATACATATATTTCGGCACGATCTTATATCTCTTTGCGGTAGTGCGTATTTTGAATGTCAGGCTCGTGTCCTCATAGATTCCGTTCTCCCTGAAATGGAGGTCATTGTCTGTTATGAACGATTTGCGATAGATTGCTGATTGCAGGTGCGGTTGGAACTGCAAGAACAGGAATCTGTCTTTTGGTAGGAGGTCGCGCATAGGGGAGAACGGAGTTCCAAGACCTTTTATCAGCTTGCTTGCCCCGAATCCACCACGGCTATACTCTGTGAAACCGCAATGGATTACATCGCAATCTTCCGCTGAATCAAGGAGAGTCTTGTACATCTTGAGGTCTACATAGTCATCAGAATCACACTCGGCTATGTACTCTCCGTTTGCAAGGGATACCCCCAAGTTCATCGAGTGCGCCTGTGTGTAAGTCCGTGGCTGTGCAACTATCCTTATGTTATCCTTATATTGGGACAGCAATTCAAGGGAATTATCAGAGGAGTGGTTGTCTATGGCTATTATCTCCATATCCTTCTCACTCTGATATATGAGTGACTTTATGCATCTATCAATGTACTTTTCAGCGTTGTAGACGGGGACTATGACAGATAGTCTCATCCTCACACCTCGCTGACTATGTGGGTCAGCCACTCGTTAAGAGTCTTCTGCTCGACCCGCAGTCCGTTTGCGAATGCCAACGTCCTTGAGATAGCCATAAGTTCCGCTATCCTTGTTATGTTGGCTTCTCTGTAATCCTGCCCGAACTGTTCGTAGAATTTCTTGAATGCCCGTTCAGCTATCCTTACTTCCTTGCTGTTCTTCGGGTCTATGTATGCCGTTTTGTTGAAGTCGTAGTAGGAGTCGATGACGGTCTTGCAGACCGCATCTATGTACTCGCTGATGTAGCCTCTTGAGTACAGTTCCTCGCATATGGCTTTCCGGCATCTCATCAGATGGTCGTAGGTCTTCAACACATAGTTTTCGGGGTCTACCCTTACTGTTGACTCTGCGTTCCATTTCCACAGATAGATGGGAGTTGTTATCTCCTGCTTGGTGTCTGCACAAACGGATGCTATGTAGTTAAAGTAACCGTCTTCGTGTATCGTCAGGTCATCTCTGAAACGGATTTCCTTGTCGATCAGATATGCCTTGCGATAAACCTTGCCATGTACAAAGGTAAGGTTCTTGTCATGGCGTACCATCTTGTAGTCGCTTCCCGTCTGACCGTTTTCCTCGATGAACGACGAAATAATCATGTCGGGATTTGACTGTGTTGATTTGAATATAAGATTCAATCCGCAGTTGTTGAGGAACATATCGTCAATGTCACAGAACATAACGTATTCTCCGTTTGCCATATCGAGGGCTTTGTTTCTTGTGGCAGAAACCCCGCCATGCGATTCGACCTTATATGTGACCTTGAACGGATATGGTTTGAAGACATCTTCGGGTAGGATGTCCTCATCCCCATCATTTACCACGATTGCTTCTATCTCGTTGAAATCGATTCCCCGCTGGAGTGCGATGGAATCAAATAGTGATTTGCAGGTGTCCCACGGTTCTTTGTATCTCGGAACTAATATGCTTAACCTCATAATCTTTCCCCCTTATGAATCAGCTATTCAGTTCCGCGTACAGTTCGGGACTCTCGCTTTTGAGTTTTGCAAGTTCTGCGTAACCCATATTGTTGAACTGTTCCTTTGTCACAGTCTTTGTGGCATTCCCGTTGTCGGGCTTCGGTGTTTCCTTGATTATTGCCGCATTGATGTCCTTATCGTGGTCGGCAAGGAACTTCTCAAATGTGGATGCGAATTTGTCTGCATCTTTGTCGAGGAATGCGGTTGCCATATCGGATGCGTGTTTTCCCGCTTTCTCAAAGCCTTTGGTAAGTGTCGCTATATCCTTCTCCCTTGTGAGGTTGGCTATCAGTTCGTCCTTTGCCTTTTCAGCTTCAAGTCTCTCGGTCTCTTTCCGTTCCTCTTCTGTCTGCCTCTTGGCAAACTCCCTCTTGAGTTCGGCATACTGCGAGGATGTCTTGTTAAGCGCTTCCTTCAGTTTGATTTTCTCCTTGTCATCGGATGTCGGCTCTTCGAATGTGTATGCCTCGAGTGCCGCCACCTTCTGTTCAGGTGTCATTGCCTCATAGTTCTCAATCTTGGTTACGTCAATATTCATTTTTTCTCTCCTTGCGTTTTAAGTGTTCTCTCACTTTTGCGATTAACGGCTTCTCTGCCGTATTTCAAAAAGCCTTATGGCTGATTGCTTAATTTCAGAATGCATCTGCAATTGATGTTGTTGTCCGCATTCTCAAAGCCTCCCGGCTTCAATGCACTATCTCCGTCTATGGAGTAGAATCTCTCGTCAAACGGGATAGTCAGGTTTTCAAGATGCCAATGGGTGTCCCTTACTCGGTCATCCATCATCGTCACCCAAGTCTTGTATTTAGCGCCTACCGCTTTGCCTGTGTCCTCTATCCCATCGTTGATGACTCTGTGGGCTTCGGTGTCTGCGACCTTGATGATTGCTTCGATGTTTCCTGTTATGTAGTATTCGTCAAGTCTCTGCTGATATGTCTTGCCTTTGGTGACCTTCGTTATGCTTTCCATCATCCGCTCGGTGTCGGTTTCCGTGTCTATGCCAAGCATCTCTCCGGCTTCCTGTACGCCCATTCCGTATGCGAAAATGAGGTACTCAAGGAAATCGTCATCAAACCGCTTCCTAACGGCATTTGGTATCGGATGCGGAGAAGTTATGTCCTCTCCGCTTTCGGCATTGTCCTGTGACCGTTGCGAGTTGTTGCGGGTACTCTGAATGCGTATCTCGTCTATGGATTCGCTTTCAGCCCCGTATTCTGACGGAAGCCTTATCTCGTCCATATCCTCAAAGTAGTACGAGCCATCGGACTTCTTCTTTTTCGTCCTCAGTTCATCGTCATAACCTTCAAAGCTATATCCGAAGTCTTCTTCAATTCTCCTGTGGAGTTCGTCCATCCACAGTTTGTACTTGCTCTTCAGGCTCATCTGTCATTTCCTCCGTTCCCATCTGAACGGCTCTTGCTTCCTCGGCTTCCTTCTCTTCCTCGGCTTTCTTGTCATGCCACTCGATGCCTCTCTTTGATGCCTCTTCGGGGTCTATGAACATTCCCGATACCGTGAATGCATCGAGGGGGTCAACATAACCGCTGCCAAGGAGGGTGGTCAGGACTGTGGACTTCTCCGTGATCGCCTCGTAGTTCCTTCTTGTGAACTTGATAGCTATGTCGCTCGGCTTAAGGGTGATGTCCGAAAGTATCGAGCATATCTTGAGGATGATGCGGAGGGACTCCATCTCGCTTCTCTTGAAGATGAGTTCGGAATCCTTTGCCCTCGCCTCTGCGGTCTGCCATCCTTGCTTAAGCATCATCGCACCGTTGTTGGACGAATCGCTCGTGTTGCCATCGCCCTGACTCGGCATACCGACTATGTTGTTTATCGCGTTGAGAAGACCGTTCTTGAGTACCTGTGTCTGTGTCTGGTCAAGCTGTTCGGCTATGACCTTGACATCGGCTTTCGAATCACCGAATGACTTGAGCACGATGAGTCCGGCTTTCTGAATGTCGGTTGCGGTTGTGCCTTCCTCGATATTGCAGTTGTAGAGAACCAAGAGGCTCTGCACGAACTGTTCGATACCGTCAAGGGCATTGGAGTCCAAAAGATTCACGGCATCAAGAAGGGGAAGCACCGTTTCAAAGACTCCAAGCCTTGCGGTATTGGCGGGATACTCGACAATCGGTATCAGCCCAAGGGGATTAGGTCTGTTCGTGATTATCTTGTCAGCCCGCACTTCGTAGTAACGATTGGGGGTGTATATGGAGAATGTCTCTACTCCCTCGCGGGATGTGGTGTACTAGACACTTGCCAGCTTTCTCTTTGTTATCCCCGACCACCTGATGTCGAATGCGTACTCAGGGTTGAGGGTGAATATCTCAAAGGGGCAATCGGAGTCCTTTGTGGCATTGGGGAGCACCATCCTGTATGCCGTTCCGCAGATGTTCTGCCAATCCACAAGTTCCCTGTCCTTTGCCGATTTGGACTCCATCACCATAAAATCATTCAGCTTGGAGATATCGTCAGAGCCATATTCGGTATCACCCCTTGAGGTGTACTGTATAGGCTCTCCAACAAGGTATCCCGTCTTGAATGCGACTATGGCATTAGCCCTGTTTTCCGTGATGATGTTCATGACATCGCTTCGGATGTTCTTCGTCCTCTCAAGGATCGGCTGTTTGCCCTTGTAGTATTCGTACAGGTACTTCATCTCGTTCTTGTTGGCTAAATGGGTAGTATAGGCATCACGGAGAACCGCAAGGAGATTCTCTGTTGTTATCTCCTTCTCGTCCGTGAGGATTTCCCTTCTGCCGAACATATACCTTGTGTTTGGTTTTTTCCTTGTCTGATTTGAACTCTTCGCCATTTCTCGTCCTTTTGCGTAAACAAAAAGCGCCTACCATAACGGTAAGCGCCATTTCGCTCTATTTCCTATTCCCCACTATCTCGGAGAACTTTGATTTTCACAGCCTTGACAATCTCACGGACTACTATCTCGCCACGGGATTGTATCACCACTTCGGCCATGTTGCCTTTTTCAATTATGTTTGCTATCGCATCGACAGCTTCTTTCGGTATTCCCATATCTATCTTCCCTCAAGACACCGAATACCATATATTGCGGAATATGTCAACAGTACATTTTTTCAGTTTTTCATACTTTTACAAGCCACATTTGTACTTTTCCAAGTGCCGTTTATCAGAAGAACCTCGGCTTTATCTCCACCGTCTGTGACCCGAACCTTATCTCGTTCTCAAGCATCGCAAGGGAGTCTATCGCATCATCGTGCTTGTTCTTTCCGCTCCTTGTGTAGCTTGTGGCGGACTTGAGGAACTGCGCGTACTGCGATTGGGGCTTTAAGGACTCCTTTGCCCTGAAGAAGAAGTTCCGCTTGATGTTGTCCGAGGCAAGTTCTATCCTCGTCCTCTTGTTGTGTATAGTCCTCCTTGTTCGGAAGCCTATCCTCACGTCCCTTACCTTGACCATCTCTTCCACATCCCTCGCAAAGTATGTCCCGGCACAATTGGACTCCCATGTGGTATCTCCCACCTTGTTGCGTATCAATGTGTCCGCACATTCAGCCTTGGTGACATCGGGAGGGGAATTGTCATACACAACATCGACTATGTACACATCCGTGCCGTAGATGGCGGCCACAGGCATCGCCACATAGTCACCACCGCCCTCAGCGGTATCTCCCACCGCTATTATGTAATCAGGCTCATAGTCGGCGGGAAGCTGGGTGAAGTAATTCAGTTCATCGGGAGGGAGACAAAGTCCCTTGGCTTCGAATGGCTCTTGCATGAACTCCGACTCCCATTGCTCGTCAGAGAGTATCTCCTTTTGGTCTATGAAGAACTGCGTGGTGAATATCTTCTTTCCGTCAAGGGAGAACTCGTAATTGGACTTCCATCCGTTCACCGCACCTTCCTCACCCTCCTTCGCCTGTCTTATGGCGGGCATCTTTATCTCCTTTATCCTCCATCCCCTGTTGAGACCCGTGTCGATGAGACGGGACATCGGATCGTAGATGGAGTACCGAGTACCACATATGACTATGGGTGTGCCCTCTATGGCTCGACCGAGGATATCTCCCGATATCACCTCCCATTTATCGTCAAGGCGCTGTCTGTTCTTGGCCTCCTCTCGTCCCTCGACACAGTCATCAAGGTACAACAGGTTTGTCGCTTCGGAAAGACCCACCTGACGGGAGTCTATAGAACGGCACATGATGGTGGGGAATCTGTTCTTCTCTGCAAGGTTTATTATCTTCGTGTCCGCATTGGTCTGCACCAAAGGCGATTCGGGGAAGATGTCATAGTATGAGTAATCAGATGGCAGGTTGAGATACTCAAGGCATCCCGAATAGAATGATCGGACAAGGTCATCTCCCGTGCCTTCCATAAGTGTGCTCTTGGTGGGTCTCTTCCCGCTTATCCAATTGCAGAAGTTTATCCCCATCTGACTCTTCCCGGCTCGTTTTATCATCTCGATTACAAGGAGGTCTACCTTGCCTTCCTCCACCTCCTGATATGCCTTTGCGACCTGCCACAGATATCTTCTCCTCGGCTGATAGAACTGTTTCGCAAGGGGCTTATTGTGCTCCACATACCGCAGGTAACAGTCAAAGTCCACCTTCGCATCAAAGCAAAGACCCATCTCCCATAACTTATGAAAGTCCTGTAC